AAAGAGCATCTAGTGGATCAATTTTATTGCTCTGTTTATCCTTGTCAATCCGCATACCGTTATTATCGACTTTCACACGCGCATTGTTAACGGCCATAGTTAACAATTGATTGCCGGAATGCTTGATCAGACCTTTTAACACATCGTCTCTAAATTGCCGAGTTGGCATATTTAGGACCATTGTATTTTGTCTCACCTCGATCAATGGCCATTCAGGATGTCGCTTCTCAATCATAGCAATCAACGAGCTAAACTGATAGGGGTCAAAACAGATAGCCTGCAGCTCCCATTCGTTCAGATAGACCATCTCTTCGATTTTTTCAAGCACGCGCTCATCGTCAATAACTCCAGACTCAAGAGTGGTAATCTCACATTCGCCCATTCGCTCTAGGTTTGTATAACTCACACCGTCACGTTTCTCCTTGGCCACAAGGCCGTATTTTGTGGCAATGAAAGAAAAACTATCCACATACCAGTAGTCATCCATCTGGACCATAGGCGAGATGGCAAACAAGTCACTGACCTTCCCGACATCGACACCAATCCAGACCCTGCGTTTTCGAGTGTCTGGTTTTTCGTCAAGCTTGGCCAGCGCCCAGCTCTGCTTATCCATGTAGGATGTTTCTGATGATTGCCGCCACATGTTGTAGTTCTTTACCAGGACCTCATTCACTTTCCCAGTCTCCAAAGATACCTTTCTGCGTTTTCGCAAGTAATTCATGATTTTATCGTAAAGCGCTGGCACCTCAAGGATAGGATTCGACTTTATCCAGTTAGCTTCATCTGCAATCTCCTCTTCGTTATCTTGTTCTGCGATAAAAGCGAAGTATCCATCATCTTCTACTTCCTCATTCAAGATTTTCTCGATATATGGATATTCAATCGTGTGCATCGGGACATTGAGATCAAGCCCCGCCGTGGAAATAATCAGAATTAGTGGATTGTCCAACTGGCCTTGACCAGATTCCAAAAGTTCAATCATTTCATTTGTTTTAGATGCTGCGAACTCGTCCAGCACACCAACATATGGTTCAAAACCATCTACAGCCCCTGTATCGCGACTTAACGGACGGATATAGGATTCGTCCACCAAGTTTCTCAACTCTTCTCTGACCCGCTTTGTGGCTTTTCTGACATCTTCATCTTGCGCCCTTAATGCGTCCAATTGTTTCCGAGCCATCTCAAAAGCAATTTTAGCCTGAGTTTTATCATTTGCAGTACAAAAAAGCTGTCTCGACATCGCTGGATTACGACCAAACAAAAACTCATAAAGTAAGATACCTGCCACAAGAATCGTCTTACCGTTCTTGCGGGCCAGCGAGATCATCGCTTTCCTGAAGCGCCGGATAGAATTATCCGACTTTCTGCGCCAGCCATACAAACTAGCCAGAATGAATTTTTGAAATTCAGCTAACGGATAAGGTTTGCCAGTTTTGACATCTGGGAGGATTTCGATAAAATCAATTGGATCCTGAGCCTTTTTTGGAATATAGTCATAAGAGAAAGATTTTCGAGAAACCTTTTTCAAGTCATTCAAGTGACGTAAACATGCTTTAAAAACTTTCTGACTAACAATCCGTTTGCCATCAACCACGCTTTTTGCATAATCAAAAGCTACATCACGATATTTATTCGCAATCGGCTTATAGTCATATTTTATTGCAATCCCTCCTTTCTGACAGAAAACAGACCGTGCAGGAATCGAACCCACGACTACAAGGTTGGAGCTTGTTATGTTTCCTCTACACCAACGGTCTAAAATAGAAAAAGCCATTTCTATTTAGAAATAGCTTTATTCTCTATGTATTTTTTAAATGCTTCGAACGTAGTTAAGTTTTTATATTCAAGATAACTTTTAATGGCCGACAACGCTTCATCAACTTGATTATCATTAAAGCAGTATCCATTACCAGACAAATCAAATTCAAAATCTTGATCATCTTTTATGATGATGTTTGCTCCAGACCAACCACTTTGTGAATCATAGCAAGCCTTTTTCGTGATTGTCATCTTATTTTTCTCAATCAGATTAACTAATTCTTGGTACTTATTCATTGTCACCCTCCGAACTTATCAAAAATACTTGTTTTCTTTTCTTCAACTTGTGGCACATACAATTTCATCCGACTGTCTACCGTCAGACCAAGCTGGGCCGCTGCGCGTGTTAAGTTAGTAGTCGCACGTTCTAAGCTATAAAGCATTTTGTTAGGCAGGACGGTACCTTTTTCATTGACATAAACATAACCTTTTTGCTGCAATCCACGGGACAATGCCTTATAAACCGCGTACCAGGTACAATAAGTTTCTAAAACAGCTCGATCCAGGTTTCTTAGGGGTAGCTTTCTCAAATCATTGATCACTCGTTTATATTCTGCTTTTGCGATAGGATCAAAATGTTTTGGTGGTGTAATTTGCAACGCATCCAAACCATCAGAAGCCTTGTCCTGTATGCTTTTACGAGCTATTTTTTCTTCTTTAGTTAAATGCTTCTTATTGTTCTCAACAATCTTCATTTTTCTTCCCAAAATTGACACCTCCTTTACTAAAATGGCTATTTTTTAAGTTTCAAAAAGGGAATTTTTCGTGCAGAAAAGGCCGCGTCCTTTAAAACCGAAACAATATAGCCCCGTTCAAAAAAATAGGGGGCAATTTCCGAACATTAAAAGGATAATGATTATATTTGTTCGACTGTCGTTTTCAAGACTTGACAGTTGATTGACAGGTCAGAGCAGACCATTTCGTTCTCTAATCGCTCTTGCATCGTTGCATCTCTTGCAACTTGCTTTCAAGTTTCTTCTGTCTAATCTTCTATTCCAATCTTTTTTAATTGGAATCACATGATCTGTCATCGTTGCTTCTCCTCCACAATACTCACAGATATAATCATTCTCAAGCAGAACGATTCGACTAGTCTCTTTCCAAACTTTCGAATTGTAAAACGCTTTGACTTCTCGATCATACTTCCATCTCAAACGATTGTATTCTCTATATTCGTCTGAGCGAGAGCCATAATCACTTAATGCTCTTCTGCCGTTTTGCAGAGTTAGTTTTTGCGGTCGCATACCTTCTCACCAATCTTTTTTAGACCAATCAATAAAAAGAGCAGTAATTTTCTGCCCTTTTTTGATACTACTATAATAGCACGTTGAAACTGCCACGCACTGACAATCACTGCCAAAAACTGCCAAAGACTGCCATTTACTGACAGGAGCGGTCTAAATCGCGTTTGGCTTGTCTAAGCAAACGATAGTAGGTCCTATCGCTACAATTCAGCTCGTCCATCACTTGCCATCTAGTCATTTTATCGATATAAACTAAGCTCAGTATTGCCTGACTATCCGTATTATCCAGAGAGTCAATCAACCCCTGCAGCTCTCTTTGCTTCCTGATAGCTTCAGCGGTCTTCTGCTCTATTTCTTCCTTGGCCGTTATCAACTCGACATAGATATCATCTTGCTTACGCTTAACCCCTCCTGAAACTTTGTCCGGAGAAAATTTCTGGCTAGACAAGAGCGAGGCTTCTACCTTGTCTCTTCGTCTAATCAAACTTGCAATATATAGATCAAGGTTTCTTAAATCCTTTAAAATAGCTTTCGCCTTGCTCACTCTCTGTCTCCTTTATGGTATAATAGTCTTTGCGAGAAAACTATTAGCTGAGGCAGAGAGTGTCTTGGCTTTTTTTGTTTTAGTAGATATTGAGTATCTTGAGTGTCTCCTCATAGCTAAGTTTTACTTTGACCTTTTGCTCATCATATGCTCCTGAAAATTTTGGAATTCTGAAATGAATGATTGTACAGTCGTTAAGATATCTAGTAACCGTGTAGACATGTTTGATCAGTTCTTTTCTAAAAGAAACGTTAGGTAAAACGACTAAATCAGGTAAAATTACATCAGAAGGCTTTTCTTGCCTTTTTCTTCTTCCTGAATATGGATATTTACAAGGTTTCATTAGGTTCCTTCTCCTTTCTCATTTCTTCAAGCCTTTCTTGTATCGGGTCGATGGTATTCAATTCTTTAAGCCTTGGCCACATTCCGCCTACAAGATTAGAAATGTTTCTGACTTCATTGATTTGTTTAGGTGCTTCTTTATAATCCCACCACTCAGAGCCATCATATTCTCCTCGCTCTAACCACCATCCTTTGCCAACAATGACTAAATCAGTAGGAACGTGAGCGGCACCGTATCCGCTATGATAATTAGCTTGTTTGGCAAGTCTCTCAAAATTTTCTTTAGTGATTTTAAAGTCTGAGCCTTGAATATATCTGACACCCTCAAACGTTTTGCCATGATCTCTTAAAACCTCTAAGGTCTCATCCCAAAGATTTGTCATTCCTTCTCCTCCAAAACTTCCTTGTTTTCGTAGATGTTGCCGATGATTGTTACATCTAATATCTCTCCATCAAGCAAATCTTCCATTTCTACAGAATCCCTATTGGTAACAGTAAAACTTCCTTGACTCCACTCGATAATACCTTTGTTGATATACAAAAAATCCGATTCGGTATAACAATCTTCAAATTGTACAATATCCCCTTCAAATATATCCTTTCCATTCTTATCAACTAAACCTGTAAATGGCATAAGAATGATATTTTCATCTCTAGGACGCAATTCAATTTCCTGATTTTTGTTTCTGTAAATCTCTGCCATGCCGTTCATGGCTTGCGTTTCTTTATCCCACGCCTTAAATTTTAGATTCATCTTGCACCTCCCATAAAATTATTAGCAATATTTTGTGATCCTGTATCAATTATTTTATGTCTATAATTTAACAACGGATTCATGAGGTCATTTCTCACAGCAGGCTTCAAAATGATTTCATTTGTTTCCAAAAATCTTTTACCGTTGATTTTGATTTTGATGTCATAACCATTTGCAATATGTTCGAGGTCGCTGTTAGATAAAAATATTGCAAATCTACTCATTCGTCCACCTCCTTAACTTCCACACCCTCGCAAGAGAAAAACCAACCGAAGCCAGCTTCTTCCAGCTCTTTGCGGGTGAAATGTGAGCAAGCACCGTTATACATAAATTGAATTTCTTTTAGTTTGTTTCTGGCTAAATATTGCCCTGAAGCCTTTATCAACACTTCATACCGCTTCTCTTTCTCAACCTCGTAGCCATCAAGCAAAGCACGAGCGAAATTCTCCCTGTTTTCTAACTTCCCATACCAATTTTTAAATTCCTGATTCCCGTGTTCGTGGGCGTAAAAAAGCGCATCTTCTAATTCCGCACTATTTCCTCTAGCTCCCTCGATCACATCTGCTGCAAATTCCGGGATTTTGACTCTGTTCAACTCACGTCGAATTTTATCAGCGTCTTTGAGTTGTTGCCCGACCCATTCGCCTTCAAATTTACCTTGCTTGTATCCCTCGCGCCATATCGCGTGGCTGAAATCCCGCTCAAATTCACTCATAATTGCTTTCAACCAGACCTCTCTGTCATGTAATGGCAATTCTCGCAAGCGAGCTAGTATATTCTTAACATAGCGCGGTGCTTCTTCAGCACGCCCGGAAGATAGTTCTTCCAGTTGTTTCAAATCTCGTAAAAAGCATTTACGAGCAGCTTCTGCTCCTGGAGCATTCCAAATGCCTTCGTAGCTTTCATAGCGTTCAATCAATTCCTGCTTATTCATTTCCCAACTCCATTTTGTTTATTTATTCATTTATATGTATATTTTAAACAAGGTTACAAGGTTACATCACTTTTAGAAAAACATATTTTATAAAAAACAAGAATGCTGTTATATCAACGTTTATAGCACTTGCTATTTTTACTTATTAAATATTTTATATAAATGATGTAACCATACTAATAGACACCTCAATAACTCAATAGTATCAAGGCTTTAGGACGGTTACATCACTTTTTTTAAAATTTTATCAAAAACAGCACTCAAACCCTTGATATAACTGGTTTTTCTTGCGGTTACATCAATGATGTAACCTGATGTAACCGAAACGTGATTTTTGACCATTTTTGGCCTAAAAGGTTACATCATTTTCACTGAAGTTACATCACTTCTGTTTGTATATTTTTTCTAAAATATGCACGCATCGTTTTGCCTCTAACCTTTTTAACCTTATATTCCCAGTCCTGATTATTATCCATAATCAACTTGATTTTCCTAGCAATCTTTTCACCTCTCGCACTATCAATATCAAAGACATTCTTTAAAATCTGTTTAGCAGATACGCTCGATTGAAGTTTTACACCTTCATAAAGTAAACCAGCCTCATTGCGATAGCTGCCATCATTAAAGTAAGCCCAGGTATATTGATGCTGCTGAGTGACTGAGAAATCTTCCCATTCTTCTGGGACCAGCATTTCAAGGTAATCATAAACTTGCGATTCGGCTTCATCTTTATAAGCGAAGCGTTCTTTGTAGACTGCAAGCTCATTCTCAAAATCATCATTAAAGGTAAGCGTAAAGCCTTTTTTGTAGATGGCAACTGCTTCACCCCAAAGCTGGAGCACATCATTATCAGTCATATCAAATGGCTTGACAAACTGTTGGCCTGCATCCACCAGCACAGGCAGAAAGCGCCGTTCCCCAGTTTTATCACCCAGGTATTCAATCTTATTACTGGTCCTGGCAATGACAAAGTTTTTCGGAAATTTTTCAGATCTGCGACCGTACGACCTACGAAAAGAAAGTTCTGTTTTGGTCACGAACGCTTTGAGCTCGTCAAAAGTAGTCTTTCTGGAAGCAACCATCTCGTCATCGTTGACGATTAGTGATTTCAGCATAATCTCATAGTTATCCTTATCCATAAAATCCTTAGCTGAATCTGTATACCAATCGACGGCTATTTTTTGCAAGAAAGTTGTCTTACCAGCACCTTGGCCACCGACAAGATCAAGTGTGTAGTCGAATTTGACCCAGGGATTAAAAACCTTAGAGACTGCACCAACAAAGAACATGACTGCTATTTTCTGAACATAGATACTGTCTTCTGCGCCCAACCAAGTTTGAAATACCTGGGCAAGTCGTTCTTTATGATCCCATGACTCATAAGCGTTTTCCATGTATTCTTTAACCGGATTGTAGGTTTTTTCTGCAAAGAATGCTTCGATACCATCCCTTAACGCTCCAGCCTTGAAAACTGTTTTGAAGTGATTTTCTAAGTACACACTTAAGTAGGATTCAAAGGCAGAAGGTAGCTGCCCCTTCCTCAACTGGATAGCATCCAGTTTTACGTCCTCCACAATTTCGTGTTCTCCCGTAAACTCATTGTGTCGAAGAAAATCATTGAGCTTACTGTCGCTTTTCATGGCAAGTAGTACATTTCTGGGGCTGTCAGCCACAATAGATTCGATTTCAATCTGTTCACCTTCGTCGTTCAAAATTTTCTTTTTTCGACGTGAAAACTGCTTGATTGAAATATTCACGACATCACCTATTATGGTCACCCCCCCTCATGTGTTTCTTGATCATGGATTCAACAGTCCTGCTTAATTCTTTGTGACTAAGAGGCTCTACTGAATTGTTATTGGCTGTTTCTGCTAGCTGCAATATACAGTTCGGATCTACCGACCTGCTCAAGAGTCCACCTACAAATTTCGCAAGCGTGTCATTTCTGCTACCTTCATCACCAAACCCCAGGACAACCATTTCAAATAGTTCAGTCGTCCTATTTCGCTTACCAGCACCTTTGCTGATTTGATAGTAGATATTATCCAGGTCGCTACCAGAGTTCTTTTTGTTGTATTCTTTCTTGATGGCCATAACTAACTTTCGGCTAGCTGTGACCATAGTGCCCCCCTCTTTAGATTTTTCCAAGTCCCAGGCATACTCCCCTTTCGGAGTTTTAGATGGGGCAACTAAAACATAATTGTTTGGATGCGCCTTGACATCGACACCAGGAAGGAAGGCTATCATTTGAGTCATGGTCACGTCTGGATGCTTAAAGTAAAAGATATGTTTGCCACCGCTGGCAGTTCTTGCCTGCAGCGTTGGAGTTATCAAGTTCAGATGTTCCCAATTTGCCAAACTCTCATATCCGTTATGCTTACCGTGTAAGTCGATATCGATTACGAAGAATTTGTCAGTCCGGACAGCAATATTGCTATCCGGATACTGATTCCAGTAATTTTCAATTTCCTGAGCAGTCATAGCTGGCTTATCAGCAAATTTGATCGCTGGTTGCTTTCCGTTAGGCACGATGGGAATTACGGAAAAGCCAGCTTTTTGATATTTGAGAGCGTATTCTTTCATTCCCATTTAATAACTCCTTAGAATGGCAAATCGTCGTCTTGGATATCCATTGGGTTGCTATTTCCAAATGGTTTTCCTGAGTTTTGTTGGTTACGGCTCTCCAACATTTGGAAATTCTCAGCCACAACTTCTGTGACATAGACCCGCTGGCCTTGCTGATTTTCGTAGTTACGAGTCTGAATGCGACCAGTAATTCCGATTAGAGCGCCTTTTTTGGCCCAATTAGCAAGATTTTCTGCCTGCTGACGCCAGATAACAACATTGATAAAGTCCGCTTCACGCTCACCACTTTGATTTTTAAAGTTGCGATTAACAGCCAGAGTAAAGGTTGCGACCGCTTGGTTTTGCGGTGTATAGCGAAGTTCAGCATCACGGGTCATACGCCCGACAAGTACAACATTATTGATCATTTATTCAATTCCTCTTGCTTTCTTTGCATCTGCGATAATCTTCTGAGCCTCAGCCAAGCGATCAGCCGGGATACTCTCAGGTTTATCAACGCCCATCTTATCAATAAACCAGTTCCCAATTGCAGCCGCTGGGCTACCTGTAGCTTCAGCCATATTTTTTAGTTCAGTCCGTATCGCTTTGGCCTGCGCTCCTGTAATCGTTTTTGATCCATTGCTTTTTACAGATTTTTCAGCCGGTGGCTCTTTCTTGATAGCCTGTTTTTGTGTCTTGCTGGCATTCTGGTTATTTTGATTGTGGTATTCGTCTGTGTCAGGATCTTTGTTGTCATCGATAGCAAATAGTCCGTTCAAAGCATATTTCCGAGCATAACTCGAAGCTGTTCCTGTGATCTGACTGCCGTCCATCCCTTTTTTGGTTTCCTCTTCACGCGCTGATGCTTTCGCCCCAATAGCTTCACCTTCAGCAAAAAGTGTAACAGATGCCTCGACATAATGCCGACCCTCGATATAAATAATCTCGTCGCTCAAGGTAATTGCTGCATTATGCTTTTTTAAAATCGGCTTTAGAGCCTCCAGAATATCCTCTGCACTCCGGTAATTATATTTCCCAAAAGAGTTATACTGCCCTTTTGGAGCAACCAATTCGCTTTGAATCGCTTGCAATACTCCAAATATTTTCCCCATTGCGACTCCTTAATCAACTAAAAAATCCAATAACTTTTTAAGAGCCAATCCAGGTTGTTCCTCGGTTTTAATCTCCCGGATATCGCTGCCATTCGGATAAGTCAATTTATATTCTGCTTCAACCGCGACAATTTCACAGTCAAAAGCTGCAGCAAGGGCCTTGTAAGTCTTTTTGTTTTCTTCGTATTTCTTACGAGGGACCTTTAAACAATGTTCCAGGCAGCAATAGTCAGCTTCAAATGCCAAAGTACCTCTGTCCTTATATGACTTAAGATAGGCATCTTTCACACGGCTGCGAAATACAATCATTTCAGTTTTTTTGTTCATTTTTTTGTTTCTCCTTAAAAATAAAATTCTACGACTCTAACATCGTGTTGTTGACGGCTACCAGTGATTCGCCAAAGCAATTGCCGGTAGTCATCGTAGTCTCCATCAGACGGACTGACAGGGTCCAAAACTACAATAGTTTTGAATTTATGTTGAAGGCCATCGACTCCTACACCCAAAACCTGGCTAGTAGCGACCATATTAGGCTTATCATGCCCTTCTTTCTTGTCACCCGTCCAGATACCGATTTCAGGGTGTCGCTCGTATATAACCTCGACAATCTGCTTGGATTTGCTAACTATCAACATTTCTGTCTTACTTGCTAGCATAAGATCCAACGTGAGCAGCATAGGAGTGTCTGCGTTGACAGCCTTGAGTTTCGGGAAGTCAATTTCAAAGCCTGTCTGGATCAAATACCGTTCAAAAGTCTTTCGGCCAAATGTCTGTTTGGCCATGGCGTACTTGCCATCTTTCCCAACAATATTCAACTTCCTAAATTGTTCCAATTCTTTCGGATTAGCAATTAGGCACCAGACTGGCTCAAAGATAACCTCAAATCCGTTGTTTTCCTCAGCCTCTTCAATAGCTTCAACTTCTTCCTGGCGGAAAAAGTTTGGCAGATTGGCCACGTAGGTTTCATAGTCTCGGAAGTCATCCCATTCTTGCTTAGAATAGCTAAATTTGGAATATTTCATCTTCCCATGGGCTAGTTGCCAGTTTTCCTTTTGGTTTGGTTCGGCCGTTCCAAAAAATGTCTTTTCAAGCGGATAGAAGTTTTGCCCCTTCTTCCTGATGGGCGTTGCTGACAAGCCTACAGTATAGCTGCGTTTGACCTTGCGATAAGCTTTCACATTGGCATCACTAGACATATTCTGCCACTCGTCAATAATGAACACATCGCACTCAATAGACTCTCCACTTGCAAGTTTGTTCTGCAATCTGCGGTCTGTCATAGTCTCTAATTCAAAATCAGTGTTGTAGCCTAATTTTTGATAAGTGCTGTTCCATCCGTTCAGGATGGCTAGTCGATTATTGATAACTAGGACTTTTTTGGCTCCCTTGTGCTTTGCGATTTCAAAAGCGCAGATAGTTTTACCACGGCCTCCGTATGCCTCAAGGAAAATACCAGGGCAGTCGCGATCGCTACGTTTGACCGCTTCAGCTTGCCATTTGCGTAATTCGATTACCAATGTCCACAATCACCTCCTCGATGTCATTCCGTTGGGCATAAAATAGCCCAAGCCTTGCAGCTGCCCTCACATCGTTGTGATGGCTCTTGTCAAAGGTCCACAGCCCTAAGGCTTTTAGTAAGTCGTTAGGTATATCTGTCTGATAACCTGCATTACGCTGCAGGACCAAGTCCGGATAGCATAGTTCAATGGCTGCAATAGTTTCCACAACTGAGTTGTCCCTGGAATAATCATTGTCCCTAACTTCAAATTTTTCAACGACCACTGTGTCAAACTCAAGACTCCGACCTGTCGACTTGAACCAGTTTTTGAAGTTTTGAGCGCCAAACGGAAGTACCCAGCTATCGACCAAACTAGCATTGTCCAGCAGGACAATTCCTGTTGTGCTAGTTTCAATTCGATTACTTGAGGGATCAATTGCTAAAATTCTCATACCTTCACCTTTTCAGAAAGTACACCATCAAACAAGGCTGTCTCAAACCAGTTCTGCTTATTGGCTTTTGCAAAAGCAAACAATGTTTTTAATTCTTTGTGTTGCTTGTCCTTTGCTTTCAATTCTTCCTCATTTGTAAATTCAGGCTTCTCGCAATCAACCACTTGAATGATCATCTTGTACTCTGGTTTAAACACCTTCTTTCCAAGTCCCATATCCAACTGAACCTCATCTACTTCCTGAAATGCAATCTTGATATCAAATGGGAAATTTTCGGTCACATTAACAATGATTTCCCGATGACCAATCACGACAGAAATATTTTCTGTAATTTTAGTTTTGTTAATCAATCCCATCAGCGAATCCTCAAACTTCTACTTTCTTGCAAGGTAGCACCCTTGACTTTCTTACCTGCATTCAGCAATTCCTTGATAGCATTTTTGTCAGGTTTTTTTGTCATTATAAAATACTTCTTAGGCAACAGGTCTTCATCTACAACCACGGACGGTTGATTTTTAGCCAGAGTGACTGTAAAGAGTAGACCCTTGACCTTTTCATGCCCAGTGATTTCAAAGGCTCCCTGTAAGCCTGCTTTGAGCCGTGTAATATCATTCTCAATAGATTTTTTCCGTTTAGTTAAGCGGTCAATTTCTTCTTTGAGTTGATCCGCTTCTGCTTCTTTGTTCTTGATGACCTTGACTGTATTTTCAACCTTTTCTTCAAACTGGTCAGTCCAGTCAATAGAGTCCAAGGTGTCCAATTTGGTTTCTTCATCCAGACCTTCCATTTCGTTAATCTGTTTAAAGATTCCTGTCAGCTCGTATAAACTAGCCATTCTTTTCTACCTCTCTGATTTTGTTTGTAAGTTTTGTAAGTCCGATACCTGATTTAGTCAAAGCAGCATCGGACGTAAATAGATGATTTTGGTTCATTCTCGCAACTTCATTTTTTGATAGACAAGCCAGATTTGCAATGTCATAGTTTGACCGATCTCCATCTAAGAATATGATCGAATGTCCCTTGGGAATTGGGCCATTATGTTCAATCCAGGTCTTTCTGTGGAGAAGTTCCCAGATATTTGGATCAGCTACTTTGATTTTCGGATAGCCGTCTGTCGTTTGAGCAATGGTTCCCACCGGCACATAGTTTGGAGGTTTACTCCCCTTCTTAAACTGGCCGCTATTCTTAGGCATATTCGGAAATTTCTTCCCTTTGTTAGCTGGTGTATGTCCTTTTTCAAACTGGCCAGTTAAGCCGCTATTTAAACGATTGTTCCTTCGATAGTTCTTGACTTGCTTACTCGTTAATGACAAACCGAATTTTTCATTCATTTCATCCGCAAATACTTGCGCAGTTTTTCCGACGTAGTTTTTCAAAAAATAGTCATGCTGCTCGCTTGTCAGGATTCTCTTTTGGAATACTTTTCCTACCAGCAGACCAAGTCGCTTACGCACTCCGCCGATTTGCAAAGCTGTGTAATTAGTACCAAATTTTTCATTTAGCAGCTTTGTTACTTCCGGAGTCAGCCGTCCCGGGCAAATCTCCTGCATGTAATCAGTATATTCATTCTTCCAGCAAAGCGATCGGGGCATTGACATCACCTACCTTATCTTTAAATCTTTCAGCGTCCAAGGCCAGTTGGCCAGCCTGCAAGATTTGGCCAGAAATAGCAACCATCTGCTTTGAACGCTGGAGCTCTACTTTTAGCTCTTCTGCAGTGAGATCTCTGTCATCCAGAGTCTCCAGTTGAGCAAAGAGCGTGTTGGTTAAATCCGATAATTTATTCCTAACCACTACTTCGTTACCTCTTTCATTAGTTTGTTAGCTTCTTTAATCAGCAATCTCATTGTATTGCTGTCCGTTTCCTTTTCAGCTGCTCTGGTTAGCATCTCTACCCACTCTCGTCTGGTGTCGTTCTTCCAATCCACCAATTCAGCAAGTGCCTCTGATGCTCCAAAATGAGCCGAATAGTCCAACGTTTTGTCTTCCAGGCGGACACATCTGCCTGCTTTGACATCTTTGGATACAGTCGCCCTGACATTTACATTTGTTGTTTTGACAGCTTCTGCCACCTCATCATAGCTGGCAGCGGGATACTCTTTATAATATTCCCTGATGCGTTCCGCCTGTGTCATATCATCCCACCCCCTTCACCGTGAAAGATTGATTATCATGTTTGCGCACTTCGGCCATTCTTTGATTTTGCTCAATCATATATTCATTTTGAGCCCAAAGCACATATCTAGCATACAAGTCTATTTCTGCTTGCTTCTCAGCTTCTATACGCTTTTCTTTTAAGTCTGCATAGCTAGCACCCAAAACGCCGAGTAATAAACTAGCCGAAAAGCAAACCGCTCCTAAAACTTCACCCATTTTCTCACCCTCCTGGAAAATCCGTTTCTCCTGTCTTTTTCCAGTACTCAAACTCGTAGTACATATTGTTAAATTTGTTAACCATCACATCCTGCCGCCGATTCGTATCAGCCTGTACCCGGATACTGTCGCGATTATCCTTGATTTGTTCCTGTAGCTCACGGATTTGTTGGTTTTGCTTGTCGATCGTCTGCACACTAGCGATGGTTAACAGAATGATTGCAGCGACTTGCAGAAGCGCTAATCTTTTAAGATCTTTTAAGCTCATCTAACGCCTCCAATTTTTCTACAAATTCCACATATGCTTTGTAATAATTGCCTGACTTGTCATTGTCCTGATAAGCTTTGTCAATCAGTTCTTGACCTGTTCCGTAGAAACAGCCTACTTTCCACATTTTATTAGATCGTGTGTAGGTAAAATGCCGTCCACTTGACCAGTGGTTTTTAAAAACAATAACATCCTCAAGATCAGATACTTTGGCATCGCCCCATACTTCGGCATCGCCCGATACTTCGGCATCGCCCGATACTTCGGCATCGCCCGATACTTCGGCATTGCCCGATACTTTGGCATTGCCCGATACTTCGGCATTGCCCGATACTTCGGCATTGCCCCATACTTTGGCATCGCCCGATACCCAGGCATCGCCTTCTTGACTTAGATTATCTTCCGTATAGATATATCCGCCAAGATCTCCAGCATCCACACTCCCAAAGCTGATTAAAGCTTTAATTCTAAACAGCTTCCAGCCCCAGAATGTGATTGTGTCATCGACTACTAATTCATACTTTTTACTCATTTTTCTTCATCCTTTCTTAAACGTTATAATCTTATCTCCGCCGATCAGCTTGCCGCCCCGTGGCACGACTTCAAAAGACACGCCCTTTGCTGATTGCTTCAGGTTTTCCAACTCGCTTTTGACGACTTCAACAGGCTTCTTAGCCAGCCTGTTCTTGTAGACATTTCCAAGTCGCCAATTGTCGCGTTCCCAGTCCAAAATCACGCGCATTTGTTCAAAATTTTGCATTTAATCACTCCTTTTGCTATAATTAAGTAAATATTTTGGTTTGCTACCGACAATCTTGTCGGTAGCTTTTTTTATTCTGCAAGCGATCGGCAAAATCGCTGAGCATCTTCTAGATCATAGAGATACTTGCCACCTTTTGACTTCTGCATACTGCGGAATTTCCCTTGGTCTCGCCAATTCTCTAACGTTCCACGACCCCAGCCAGTTTTCACTTGCAGTTCTTTGATACTGACCCAAGTAGTCTTTTGGGTTAGCTGCTTTTTCGCTTCGGTCAAAGCCTGCTTGTTCAGCTCGACCAGCTCTGCGAATAACTCAGCCTTGAAGCTGTCTCCAAATAATTCCAGAGCCATGATATCTCCTTTCTACTCAATCCCATAATCTTCAATGACCTGTAGAATAAAGCTATTTGCTCGCGGGCCTTTTGTCGCACCGCTTAGAATATTTGTTACTTCCTGTCGCTTAAAACCGTAAGCAACCGCTAGAGTTGTTTTTTTGATTCCTTTCTCTTTCAAGAAAGCATTAACTCTTTCGCGACCGTTTGCGATATCTGGCATACACTCATCTCCTTTCTTATTTGTACTATTGTAAATATTGCGTTATTCTCCTTATCCGCTTTTTTTCAAATATGGTATAATCAAGAAAAAAATGATTGGAGAAGTTTCATGGAGCTATCCACTGTTGATCATTACTTCAGCATAATTGGAAGAACTGTAACTATTCAAATTCCTCAAACTTGTCCTTGGTGCGGAATTGGGAACAATCCTACTAACAACGAGGCAGGGCATTTAGATATCCAAGAAGGTTACATTTTTACTATGCATCATCGTTGCCCATCCTGTAAGAAATACCACATGACAAATCAAGAGTATTTAAACCAAGATGATAAAACTACTATGGTCCTTGTTTATCCTAATAAAGTTGTTATCGATATAGATCGTCTTTTCATTGACCATGCTCCTAGATTTGTAGAGTTTTACAGTGAAGCGATTGAGGCTGAAAAGATGGGATTGGAAAATATCGCAGGTACAGGATACCGATCTGCTATCGAATGTTTAATTAAAGATTACGCCTTGGCGTTTGAATTAGATACAAAAGAATATTTATCTGACCCAAAATTAACTTTTAACAATGCCATTGATAGGTATGTAAAAGATGATGAACTCTTAAAAGGCGCTCTGCATTTTATCCGAATAGTCGGAAATGGCTATACCCATTGGAATAAAAGCACAAGCATTTCATTACCTGAATTAAAAAACTATGTAGATATTATCATCCAGATTTTCAAATCCAAATTTATGATGAAGTATCTTCCGGATGCTTGATTCCTAAACGCGTTTCAATTTCTGAAATGCGTTTTTCTTGTTCCGCAACCTTCTCGTATAACTCTTCGACAGAATGAGCGATGATTTTTTCCATAGTTACACCTCCCTCTTTACAAATTTGTAAACAAGAAACAACTAAAATTTTAACTATTTTTCTGTATTACTACTTGACAAGTTACACCAAATCGGCTAAAATGAAAGCATAATAAAAACACTAATAAATCTATAAATATCGTTCGCCAAAACATTTTTTATAATTTATTTTCTTAGTTGTTTTTTTAGTTGTTTCTCACTTACAAAAACTATTTTACACCATTTGGGATAATACGTCAAGTAAATTACACCAAATTTGTTAAATATTTTTTGTTGTGTCTTAGAAAGGTTGTTAAATCAATGTTTGAGACATTTGAAAAAATAAAAGAATTGGCAAAAAAACGTGGAAAATCCCTTGGTCAAGTAGAAGAAGATTTAGGGTATGGAAGAAATACACTTTATAAGATAAAGAATTCCACACCTAATGCAGAACGCATTACAGAGATTGCTAGTTACTTCCACGTCAGCACCGACTACTTGCTCGGACGTACGGATAACCCTACAATTGCAAGCGATGACAAGGAAAATGCATATCTTGGTCCAGCTGAAACTGAACTTGTCGCAGCGTTCAGAAATCAGACTCAGAACATGACCGAGGAAGAAAAGGCTCGTTTTAACAAGGCGATTGAAAGCTTGATGGTAACTGCTAAAACCCTGATGGACGATGACAGTAAGTGGAGGTAATTATGGCTAGAGAAATTATTTCCCGTAGACAGTACATCCAACACTGGGATTACGCCGTCTCAGTGATCGAAGCAGCGTCTCGACAGAATAATATTCCACTTGAACAAGTTACTTTTCAGCACATCATCCGTCACTTTGAACAGACTTACAACCTTCATTTTATCTTCTTTGAAAAGGACCCGTTTCCTATGCTTCCTTCAGCCGGTCTACTTGGTTCTGAGTACATTAAATATCGAGGGCTTGTCAGTAATCCAGATGTGACCTACTTAGATGATATCATCTGTAAACACAACGACGGCTTTACCATTTATAGCAAAGAAAAAGAAAAATACCTTGTTTATATCAATCAAACACATATCAAAAGACGGGTTATCTTTACCATTTTGCATGAATTGGCCCATATTGCAGCCCATTTTAGCACAGGTCGTTCTGATGAGGTCGCCCTCGCTTGCGCTAACAACTATCAGAGCAATCCGCTAGAGATAGAAGCGAACACCATAGCATCTCTCTTTTACATCAATAATGAGCGCATGGTCTGGCACCTCAAAAACAATCACTCGTATGAGCAAATTAAACAAGCAAATACAATCAGCGATAACGCTCTTTTTAATCGATTAGTTGATTTTGTTCATTATCGGATATTAAGCTATGATGAATATTTATTGGACGATCAACAGCAACGACGAGTAGCTATTGACCTCGTTACAAAATACAAACAAGGGAACAATATCTTACAAGAATATTACGATATTGACGTGTAATACTAAAAACAATTGCAGCATCAAATTGTTATTTCGGTGCACAAATACATAAACCTTCGCTACAGAAGACTGACTTCAGTTCGCCAAAAAGCACAAGATTTCGACAACCTGGGGAGAGGATATGATCCAGGAAGAGTTTTATAAATTAACTGGTAGTTGATTTAATTTTATAAAAGGAGTTAAATAGTGTTTAATTTTGAAGAGGACTTTCCTAAAATTTCTTTCAATGAAAAAATTACAAATCTTAATTTAATACATTTAGACAGCATGCAGCCGATGACAACAGCTTCTTCTTTAGATGATTTCCCCGGATCGTTTGGCCTTAGTGTTGACCTTGATTTATTTAATATAATAGCTAATCGTAAATATCAAATCCAAGTATATTCTCAAGGTGAAAACCAACTTCAGGAACAACTTATTCATGTTTCTAATGTCTATATACCGAAAGACGAATTTATGATGTACGAAGATGGTTATGGAACCACTACAGGTAGTTTTTCTTTTGGTTTCACACCTACAGAACAAGGCGATTATAAAATTTCATTCAGACTTTTTGATGTAGAGAATAAAAAAGTATTAGATGAATTTAATCAATATCTTTATCTTTATAAGAGGTAGAAATAATGGCACAACAAAGTGAATTCCAACCTTCCAATGTTACCGCAATAAATTCTCAAAATCACGCAAAAGGTGATATAATGAAGTCAAGGTATCGGGAGGAAGAAATTATGGAACGTGAAATATATACTAAAACAGAAATCGATTTAAAGTTAGATAAAATAAACTCTGATGTCAAACACGGTTTTGAAAAAGTAGATTTAAAATTTGACCAAGTCGGGGCTGAAATACGTGGTGGATTTGAAAACATGGGACTTCGAATGGAAAAGATGTTCTCTGATTTCAAGCTAGAACAACAAAAAGAAAAAGAAGAAAATAAAAAATGGTTAATCGGATTAGCCATTGGCTCATTTCTTTCAATTATCGGGATTGTGGTTTCAATTATCGCCATCCTAGCCCGAAAATAAAAAATCCCCACACTCTCCGACGGCAATCATGAGTGTGAGGATATCCTGTATAAGAAACAACCATTCAAAAGGTCGTTTTCTTATACTCATTTTACCAAGAAATGAGGTAAAAATCAATGGAAATTAAATCTTACAAAAAGAAAAACGGTGACACAGCCTACATGATCCGGGTCTACATGGGGAAAGTCAACGGGACGAGTCGCTATGTCACTCGCAGAGGTTTCCCAACAAAAGCAAAAGCACGCGCAGCCATCTTAAGCCTTCAGGAAGAGCTAGAAGCAGCCGAGGCTGCTAGAACGGAAAAGACAGTCAAAGAGGTTGCGGAACTCTGGCTCAATGAATATTATGACACAGTGCAGGAAAGCACCTATATCAAAACCTCAAGAAATATCCAAAATCATATCTATCCAGCCTTGGGAGAATATAAGATAGCTTCTCTCACTCCTCTCCAAATGCAAGAGCAAGTCAATACTTGGTCAAAGAAGCTGGTCTATGGTCGAAAATTAAAAGGTTTAATGGACAACATCTGCAAGTATGCTGTACGACATGGCTACACAGATAATAACCCTATGGCCAGTGTGATCACGACCGGGAGAAAAAAAGTCGAGAATGCTAGTGACTTTTATGACAAGGACGAACTGAAAGTTTTCCTCAATCTAGTTGACCAAACCGAGGAATTAGAAAAGATTGTTCTCTTTCGTCTTTTAGCCTTCACAGGAGCGCGTAAGAGCGAGATTTTAGCCCTTGAATGGACTGACCGGGTAGATAATACCCTGAACATAAACAAAGCCGTCACACGCGGTTTTGGAGGGGAAGAAATAGGCCCTACCAAGAACGCTAGCAGCAAGCGATTGATTAGCTTAGATCCAAAGACAATCGAATTGTTGAAAAAATGGCAAGCTGAAAATCCAGATGACAAGTACATTTTCCAAGGTGAGAAAGAAAAGCCAATGCCTAGTTCACTCCCTCGCAAGTGGCTATTGCAAATTTTAAAAGGCCAGAAGCTCCGACCAATAAAGATCCACGGTTTTCGACACACACACGCTAGTCTCTGCTTTGAGGCTGGTATGACCCTGAAACAAGTCCAGCACAGACTTGGACATTCCGACCTGAAAACGACCATGAACATCTATACTCACATCACGAAACAGGCCAAGGACGACATCGGGGAACGCTTTGCTAATTATATCGACTTTTAGGAGGTAGCACCTCCTTTTTGTAACTCCTTTTGTAACTCCCTTTTTCGAAAAGGTTCGGGAAGTTTTGGAAAGAATAAAAATAAAAAACGCTGATAAATCAACGTTTTAGAAAGGTTTGGAAAGGTTTAGAAACCAAAAATGGAGCCGGTGGGAGTCGAACCCACGTCCAAACA